TCCCGCCCTTGGCCGCGCCCTTGAGGAGCTCAAAGTTCTGCGCGACGAGCGCGACCGTGGACGCGACAAGCAGCGCGGGCTTAATAAGCGGCGCGATCGCCTTGCCGACCCCGAGCAGCGCGCCGCCCGCAGCCTTGCCAGCGCTCGCGACGACGCCAAAGCCAGTCGCGATCTTGGCGAGCGCGACCTTGCCAAAACTGAACGCCCCCACCGCCAGACCCTTGAGGGCAGCGCCGAATGATTTGAGCGCGCCGACGTTCAGGATCGCCCAGCCTTTGACGACCGCGCCGAGCGAGATCAGTGCGCCACCAGCCGCCATGACGCCGCCGACCACGCCGACCAGAGCTGCCGTCGTGGCCGCGAGCCCTGTCGCCACTGTGCCGAGTATGGGGAACTCGTCGAAGATCCCGGTGACGCCACGGATGACCGAGGACAGAGAGCGCACGCCGCCCGCGATGGTCCTGAGCGCGCCCTCTGAAATGGAGCCCTTGAGGTCGCTGAGCGCCGCGCTGAGCTCTTCCATGGCCCGCGCCTGCCCGTCGGTGGTCTCGAATTTTTTTTGAAGGGCCTCGCCGAGCGCCTTGTCGTCGCCGAATCGCCGGGCTGTCTCGCGCAGCGCGTCGACCTTGCCCACCAGCGCGTCGATGGCCGCTGGCGCTGTCTCGCCGAACGCATCGCGCAACAGTCGGCGGTAGACCTCGGGATTCATGCCCTGCCCGCGCTCCTGGATGGCCGAGATCATGGCGCTCAGGTCGCCGCGTGTGTCTTTTGTGACGCCCAGTCGGGCCAGAGAGACGCGCTTCGAGCTGTCGCTCAGCGCGTTCATGATTCCGGCGATCGCTTCGTTGGCCTTGTCGCCCGCGAATCCGCTCACGTGCAGCGTCTGGCTGAGCGCCGCGAGGTCCGAGGCGCCGAATCCCGCCAGTTTCGCCCGCGCGCCCGTCGTGGCCATGACGCGCGCCACGTCCTGCGGCGACGAGGTCGCGCCGATGAGCTTCGAGACGCGGGAGATGTCTGTCTCGCCTGTGGCGTTGGCCGCCGCCGCGATGGCCTGTGCCGCCTCCGAGGCGTTCATGCGGCTGACCGTGGCGAGGTCTGTGGCCGCGCGCAAAGCCGTCTCGTCGACCGCGCGCACGCCAAGAGAGCCGAACGCCAGCGCCGCCTCTGCCACCTGCGCCCGCGACGAGGTCGTGCCCTTGGCCGCCGCCTTGACCGCCGCCGCCAGATCCGACTGCGCCTGCCCGGTGACCGCCGCCGCGTCGCCCAGCGTGGCGTCCAGCGAGGCCGCCGCGTCGACGAGCGATTTCAGCCCACCAAACGACTGGCGCGAGAACCCCAGCAAAGGCGCCGCAGCCTGTTGGAGCTTGGCCGAGCGGTCGAACGCCGAGGCTGTCCTGTCGCTCGCTGTCTTCAACGCCTCGCCAAGCGATTTGATCTCCCACCAGTGCTTTTTTTTGGTCTTAGCCGCCTTTTCGTCCGCTTTGGCCGCCGCTTCGGTCGCGCGCGCCTGCTGCTCAGTGGCCTTGGTCGCGGCATCGGCAGCGCTCGCGGCTGCCTTGTTCGCCTTGGTCGAGGCCTCGGTGGCGTCCGTGGCGTCGTCCATGGCGTCGGCCAGCTCCTCGACGGCCTCGGTGTGGGTCTCGACGCTCTCAGCGGCGTTCTCAGTCTCCGCCGACACGTCGCGCAGGGACGCGCCGAGCTTGCTGGCCGCCTCAGTCGCCTCAGCGAGGTCATCCCCGGCGGCTTTGATCTCGATTTCGAGCGCGGCGTTCATTGAGCCCATGGGTCACCTTAAAAATCGAGCCGCATCGAAGGAAGCCGTCTGCCAAGCTCGGGCCCGCCATTCGCGCGGCTCGTCACGATTCAAGAATGCCCGCAAAGCCTCAGCGCCTGCGCGTGCCAGCGGAGCAGCTCCGGGATGGTGAGCCCCAGCGCCACGTCCGGTGGCCAGCCAAAGGCAAAGGCGCAGTCAGCCGCGAGCTCAAACAGACGCCCTGGCAGAGTCGCGGACGATGGACTGGCGGGTGCGTCTTTTGAGCAATCCTTTCGCGGTGCCCACGACCGCCAAAAAGTCGCCAAGGTCGAGGCAATGGAGCGCCTCAAGGGAGATGCCTGAGATACGGGAGACGAACTTGGCGACCTCGCGGTAGTCGCAGTCGTCGATTTTGCCGGGGTCGATGTCGAGAACGTCGCGCAGGCGCGGGCGGCGCATGCTGATCGCGTCGAATCGCTCGTGGCCGTGTTCAATGGTCTCGCTGAGCTCAACGGTGACCGATCCGTCCTCGTGCATGAAGACGCCTTCTTTGATCTCGATGTCGGGCATGGCTTTGGCCTCTCAAAACGGCCCGAAAATGGGCCGGAAAAGCGCCGTTTAAGGCGCGGTTGGCAGGTGATTCTGAGGAGTCGCCGCGTTCATGCGCGTCACAGGGGCGCGCTAGAGTGGCAGCCGGGGCTTTTTAGCGGCCTGGCCACGGATGTCACAGGCGGCTGGTAGAGTGGCGCCGGGGGCGGTGTGGCCGCGATGTTCGCGGGCGTCAGGGCAGTTCTTCGCGCGCCGGGTCGCCGCCAAACTCACAGGTCACGTCGCCCGAGCCAGCCGTGACCTGAGGCGTGGTGCGCATATAGGCGTGCTCGACGACGTAGACCGTGCCGTTGTCGCACTCGAAGCGGATCACCGCGTCCGTGGTCTGGGCGAGCTCGGCGAGGCTGAGGTCGTTTGTGTGAGCCAGCGTGCAGGAGACAGTGGCGCCGACGACCTTTTCGCTGAAGCCGTAGACCGCGTAACCGGCGACCTCGGTGCGCTCAATGCCGCCGAGGGTGATGGAGGCGCCCTCTTTGGAGCGCAGAAGCGAGGAGCCGACGTGGATTTTGGCGATGCCGAGGACTTTGGCCATGGGTCACCTCAGAGGGTGGGATGGGGCGCCCGCGACGCGCGCGTCACAGGCGAGTGGTAGAATGTCAGAGGGGGCGCCTAGAGCCGGAACGAGAGCAGGAAGGCGCCGGTGAGGAACTTTCCGAGGAGCTGCGGCGAGAGGTTGGTGTCGAGGCGGTGCGGGTCGCCTGCGTTGATCTCGACAAAGAGCTCCTTCTCGAACTGTGCCCGGGATTGCGTGAGGCCCTGCGTCTCCCATTCGCCAAAGAGCTGGAGGATTTCCGCCTTGGCCAGGCTGGGCGTGATCACTGCCTGACCTGGACCGAAGAGCGTGCCGTCTTTGGCGAGCTTGTGGCGCGGGTAGCGCAGCTGGAAGCGGTCGACGATGTCGTCGCGCAGGCGGTCGAGCGTGCGAATGGTCGTCAGGTCGAGGTAGCTCGTGTCCTGAGTGCCCAGCGCGTTCGAGCGGTAGGTGGTGACGAGGCGTTCGATGCGGACAGCGCCGCCAGCGTCCACAGTCACAGACGAGACCGCGGCCCAGAGCAGCTGATTTCGTTCGTCGCGGGTGAGGGGTTTTTGGGGTGCGACGCAGCCGACGAGCTGCAGGGTGCGGCGCGGGCGCAGAGGGTCGTTTTCGGCGCCGTCGAGCGCGGCCAGAGCCGAGGCCCAAATCCAGGGCGGTGTGGGCGAAAGGCCAGCCGGGACAAGGCAGAGGCGTTCGCAGTTAGGTCCCGCGTCGCCGTCCACGCCTGCGCCGACCGCGAGCATGTCGCCGAGCGTGCCAGTGACAGCCGCGAAGGCAACGCCGCCCGAGGCCTCCAGAGCCGTGCCCCGTCGGACCATTTCCGCGCCCCAGGCCTTGAGGGCCGCGGCGCCAGAGTCGGGCAGCACGACCGAATGGAATCGCTTGTCGCCGAGCGCCGCGATGAGTGCCGCGTGGTCGATTTCGCCCGCGCCCTCAGAGGAGATCTCGCACTCGATGGAGACGCCGGTGGGCAGCTTCTCGCCGTCGCCCATGGCCGCGCGCGCGTCGAGCTGACAGATGGCGAGTCTGTGCCTGCCCTTGAGCGTGACCACAGCCTCGGAGACCTCGGCAGTGACCGGCAGCTCAGGGTGGTCGGCGATGGCCTGAGCCACGAGCGAGGCAATCTGAGCGGCGGTCTTGCCCTCGCCAAACGAGACCGGGATGCGGACGCCGCCGACGTAGAGCGGCAGGGTGCCAGCGGGCAGGGCGCTGACTGTGACCTCGCCTTTTTCGGTCGTCTCTGTGGAGAGGTATTGCGCCTCGACAGTGACAGTGAGGGTGGAGACGGGCGCGGCGCCCTCAGTCGGGTCGCGGGCAGCGATGGCCCAGAGCTCGGGCACGGTCGACTGGGCGCGGAAAGCGCGGATCATCTGAGCGCCGATGGAGCCCACGCCGCAGAGGCGGTCCGCGTCGCCCGTGGAGATGACGCGAGAGGGCGCGTCGCTCGCGAGGACGCCGGCGTCGAGGGTGGGCGCGACGATGAGGGCGCGATGGACGCGGGCAGGCGTGCCAGAGACGGCCCGAGAGGCGTCGAACTCGACGAAAACGCCGCCGGTGCGCAGGGAGTCGGGGATCTGAGTGAACGAGATGGTCATGCGTCCTCACAGTCGGCACAGGGAGCCGGTGAAGGGGTGGCGATGGGGGCTGGCGACGAGCAGCGCGGCGCGGTCATGCGCACGTCGCCGTCGGCGATTCGGCGGCGCCAGAACGGAGTCAGGCGGACGGTTTCGCCCTCGGGCGCGAGCGGGCGGCGCG